TCTATGTGGGGCGTGGACGATATGGCCGTGCTGAACATGATCCTGTCGTTCTGGTTTGTCGGGCGCGTCTATGAGCGCACTAGATGAGGCTATCGGCATCGCCGCCGACCTTTGCAGGCACTTTGAGGGATTCCGCAGCAAGCCGTATATCTGTCCCGCAGGCTATCCCACGATAGGCTACGGCACGGTCTACAAGCCTGACGGCACCAAGGTTACGATGGACGATGCGCCAATCAGCAAAGCACAGGCTGACGAGTGGTTGTTATCGGAACTGCGAACCAACTACGCCGCTGGCGTATTACGCGCATCACCACGCCTCATTGCACAACCAAAGATATTGGGTGCTATGATAGATTTCTCATATAATCTTGGGGTTGCGCGGTATCGCGCATCTACTTTGCGAAGAAAGGTAGATAATCAGGATTGGGAAGCAGCTAAAGAACAGTTGATGCGCTGGACGCGAGGCGGGGGGAAGGTACTGCCGGGTCTAGTGCGGCGCAGACAAGCAGAGGCGAGCTTGTTATGAAGAAAATTCCGGTCGTGCAGATGAATGAGGGGTCATGGTACAGGGTGAAGGGCTACACCTATACCGAATGTTGCGACTGTGCGCTGACGCACAAAGAAGAATACCGCCTAGTTGATGGTCACTTGGAATGGAGAGCCGAGTTAGCCCCTGAAGTTACCGCTAAACGCCGAAAGGAACTCGGCATAACGGTTAAGAGGAAGGCTAAACGTGAGCGTAAAAAAGGCGACTGACGAACAGATATTGCAAGCCTTACAAGAATCAAAAGGCATTAGGTCGGTAGCAGCGCAAAACCTCGGGATGAACGTCAGAACCCTGATGAATCGCATACAAGATATGCAAGGCAGGGGTGTGAGCGTTCCCGGTTCTACTTACCAGCACGCCCCGAACGTGGTTAGGGACGAGTTTGAATTCACCCCGCTGCCGAACGATGACGTTCCTATTGAGGAACTGATAGAGCAGCGTAAACGCAAGTTTCAGCACAAACGCGAACACGAAGAAGCCTCCAAACTCATCCCCATACGCATCAAGATTGCTGGCCCAATCGGCCTACTACATTTTGGCGATCCGCACGTTGACGACGACGGCTGCGACATTGAGGCGATAGAACGCCATACCGCCCTCGTAAACGCCACAGAGGGGCTTTTTGCTTGCAACGTAGGCGATACCACCAACAACTGGGTAGGCCGCCTAGCGAGGCTGTACGGCGATCAGGCAACCTCTGCCGCACAGGCGTGGCGGTTAGCCGAATGGTTCGTCAACCGCTGCCGGTGGCTGTATATGATTGGGGGTAACCATGACCTATGGTCAGGCTCTGGCGACCCTCTACGGTGGATAGCGAAGCATCAGAACTCGCTTTACAAGTCATCCGAGGCTCGCATTGCGCTGCGGTTCCCCAACGGCGCAGAAATTAGGGTCAACGCCCGCCACGACCACAGCGGCTCGTCCATCTGGAACCCCGCCCACGGCCCTATGAAAGCTGCCCTGATGGGTACACGCGACCACCTCTATGTGGCAGGCCATAAGCACGAAAGCGCCTATAGCGTCCTAAAAGATGCAATATCTGGCATAACCATGCACACGATGAAAGTAGCCAGTTATAAGATTTTTGATCGCTATGCAAAAGAGCGTGGCTTTCGTGACAACTGTTTGTCGCCGTGTGCGCTGACCACAATCAACCCTGACCTGCCGAACGATCACCCTGACTTGATCAAGGTGTGGTGGGAACCCGAGGAAGGCGCGGAGTATTTGACATGGCTACGCAGCCGAATTGGGTAGTCCCTAACGGCTGTCAGGACTGCGTGTTTTTCTGCCCTGCTAACGGCCAAGGGTATTTCTGTTCGCACGAACACCAATACCTCGGTGGCGTGTGCATCTGCATGGGCAAATACTACCTACGCGCTGCGCCGTTCCGCTGGCCGCCGAACAATGGCTGAGGGACTAGGATTTGAACCTAGGTTTACGGTTCCAAAGACCGTCGTCTTACCGCTGGACCATCCCTCAACGGCGTAAGTATTCTAACTCGGCGCGTAGCGTCTTTATTTCCATCTCTAGCACCATTGCATCGTCGGCTAACCCTGCTCGGCGCATCGCTACAAACGCATTGGCTACCCGATCCCCTTGGCGCTGCCCAAACGCCCACGGTGCGCGTTCCATCTCCTCCTTCCACGCACCCGGCGGGCTAACGTCGTCTTTCACCATATATCGCGCCCTCCACGGCAGGAGCGCCAGTTAGGGGCTGGCACAGAACGCCATTCGCGGTCACGGTTAGCCTTGAGCTTACGCCACAGGTCAATAATCCATTTCACGGTAGTGCCTCCACGCTGTAGGAGACTGACGGGGACTTCCAGTCCCTCGGAACATCCCCGCCAATCCATGACGGGTCTACCCACAACAATCTGTTGTTGGGGTACGCAATCCATTGCCCGCCGTCTAACGCGATAATGTGATGGTCTTTGCTCTGGTCGCTGACTTCTGACCAGCCACCATTAGCCCAGAATACGGAAAAGAGATACACGCCGGGGCGCTTCACGCCGTCGCGTCCAATTCCTTGCACCCGATGATTACGCAGGAACTGCATCTCACGCACTTCGCAGAACCGGCTGAAGCTGTCCCACCACACGCAAACGTTAAGCGGTAGCGGGTCGCAGGGCTTGGAGCAGATCGCGTGGATTGGCATCCTTGCCCACATCGCGCCACATTCCAACATCACGCTAAACATGGGTACGCGCATCGGCTCGGCTCTAAAACCTAGGACTGTGCAAAGGGTAAAGTCGCCGTGGCCTTTCTGCTGGTCGTACAGAAACTCGTTACGGACGTAGGCCGTGGTGTACGGCGTATCCACCATAAAGCTCATATCAATCCCTCTTTGCGTAATTGCGCGATGGTTCGCACCATGCCCTCAAGGTGGGCTAGGCGCACATAGTCGCGGTCAAGATCGGTACGGAACCGGCGGTCTACGGCGTCGTGGCAGGCGCTACACGCCCACGCACCGAGTAAGTCATCGGCCTTGATGCCCATGCCGCTGACCCCTGATAGGCGTATGTGCGCCAATACGGTCGTTGCGCTGTTGTGGTTGCAGATACCGGGCAAGCGCACCATGCAGCCCCTATCTCTCGCCTGATCACGCAGGTTCATACACCGGCTCCGGTATCACGATGCCCATTTCGGCGCAGCGTGTTTCTAGAAATAACAGATAATCGCTGAATTCTTGTTTGGTTAGTTTGCTAGAGCGTTTGAGCGGGCGCATACGTTTGCGGCCAAAGCCTTCTAGCGTCTCCCAACCAAAGCACTCACCAAGGAAATACTCATGCAAGTCGTCTCGCGTCCAGCCTGCTAGTGCTTCGCCACCGCCCTCTAGAACTGCGGGATAACACACGCCCCAAAGAAAACGATTCTGATGATCGGTGCGCGGTTTCTTCCATTCCAGCACCTCTATGCACCACGCACGGTCAGGCGACAAGCCTTGCACCATGCGCGTAGCAGCTACGGCTAACTGCTCCGGTGTGGTTCCTTTAGGAAATATGCGCTTCACGCATCCACTCCTCGCCGTACTCCACATCCATGTAGTCCTTAAACCACGGGCCGCCACGGGTGAAGTGAACGGCAATCGGGTTCGGGCATTGGTCGCGGGTATACCAGCCCTCAAGGTAGTTCCATGTGATCGGCAACTCTCCGATTACGTCGTCGGTGAGCCAATTAAAGCGGTGTAGGTGCATCCCTGTTTCACGATTGACCACCTCGGGCGTAAGAGCCTTGACTTGAGGATGCCCACAGTTGATAAACATGAAGCTAGACCAATTTTTTTTGGGATACAGATGTTGCGCGCGGTTGTCCATCTTGACGGTTTCAGTAGGCCAATAGTCGTGCTTTACAAGAAAGCAGGCTTTTGCCCCGTCGGCGTAGTCCAGCAGTCCCGCAATGTCCCCCCGGAAAAGAAAATCGCAGTCCACAAATACCGCCCAGCCGTCGTAACCGGCGAGGTATGGGGTCAGAAAGCGGGTAAACGAAAACTCCGTAGACGACAGCGGATCAGTCTCTCGCCAGTAAAGTCCACGCTCCCGAAGTTCTGACTGCACGATGGGCTGAATGTTTACCTTAACGCTAGAGTGCTTGAGGATGCTTTTACGGCACACCTGATACGCAATATCTTCGCGGCTGTCCCAGCCGATAAATACCTTCATAGCCGCTCCTCAAAATCTATGTACCGCCAGCCGAGGTATTCGGGCTTAACGGCGTATACGTCGTAATCGTAGCCACGCTCCTTATCGGTGATGCGCCGCACCACCCAATCGGGAAACGTCGTCGCAACGTCCACCAACGCCGCTACGGTCATCGTCGCGTTGACGATGTAGTAGTAGTCAGGGCGAGGATCGGCGGCATCAAACGATTTCTTGGCGCAGATCGCGGCTGTCTCAAACGGCCACGCCTGATATTGGAAATCGTGCTTGATGTGCTTCACCTCTATCCGCTTGCCCGAGGCGTATATATCGCCCTTGTCGGCGTACTCTGCCCGGTCGGCAAAGTCCTTGGCGATCCGACGTTTGGGTAGCGTCACCGTATGCCCGATGTTGAGGAGGTAAGTCGCCACCACAATCTCTGCGGGGCGACTCGCCCTAAACCTCGCCTCAAAGTCAGAATGGGGTGTCAAGGTCATCCCAATTGTTCTCGGTTATTTCGGGCTTCTTGGTGGCTTGGTGTTGCGGTTCGCCTTGCCGCGACAACTTGCCCTCGCCCTTGGGTTCAATCTTAATGCTCATGTACTTGTCGCCCGTCTTTTGCGAGGACTTAATCCATGCCGACAAGTTGTAGTCCACGTTATTGATGACTGCCGAGCCACGGTAGTCAGGCCGCTTTTCATTCCCAGATTTGTCATTACGGAATAAAACGCCTTTCATGTTTGGATCGTACTGGGTCACGGTTTCAACTCCTTCAGTTTGGTAACTTTTTCATCTAGTTCTGCGAGAAACTTGCGTACCTCGTCCTCTAGCTCAATGATGCGCACCTCGTTACGCGGCACGCGCACGACCAGCATTTGCAGATGCTCGGGTAAGCGTGGGTCGTAGCTCACAAAGTCGCACCAAGGTCGCCCGGTACACGCCATCTGCCATTGCATCTGCGTCACATACTTTTCGGGCGGCTTACCGGCTAACAGGTACTCCAGATGAGTTGCCGTGTTAGGCGCCTTATATTCCACGCAGCCTTCGCCCACCAACCCGTCTGGGGACGCGCCTGACATGGCTACCGTCGGGTGGTCTATGAAGCCCACCTCCTCCACCAACTCGCCTGTGCGGGCGCTGTAAGCGGCTCTGGCGTGTGGCTCTTGCTCTACGCCCCACTCCATTGCGGCGCTGCTGAACCCTGCCGCTTTCTGGCCGGTCAGCCGCTCCACGATCAGGTCGGCCATATAGTTCTCGCGGGATGCGCCGTAGCCCTTGGCGGTCTTGGCGACCACATCAGCCACGCGGGATGCCGTCACCTTGCCAAGCCGAGCCTTGTACCAATCGTCGGTGCGCTGTTCCATTACGCAGCCTCCGGCCCGGTTAGTTCTTTCTTGCGGGCGGTGAAAGCATCAATGTGCGTCATGCGCTGCTCTTTAGAAAGGCGCTTGAACAAAGCATTAAGGCTGTCTATAGATTTTGTGCCGTTAATTAGCGCCACCAAATCCTCGTCAAGTTGCGGTGCAGTTTTACGGCCTTGGGCCGCCTCTGCGTCATCGTCCACCTGTGCAAGCCCCACAATGGCTGCTAATGCGTAACGGCGGGCATAGGTGATGCCAGAGCCTTGCCCCTGTGGACTAGCATCCTTAGTCAACACCGGCATTTGCCCTGCAATCCACTCGCCCGAGGCGTGGGCTAACGTCGTGACCAGCATCAGCCCTTGCTCGGTCATTTGCGTGGTCTGGATCACCGACAAACCGTTAGCGGCTAACTGCTTACGGCAAGCGTCCCAACAGGACGCTAGATCAGCGTACTTGGATTTAAAAAACGGGTTGCTGCTGTCTTTCAACGCACCCGTAATGTCGGCTTGGGCTTTGCTTAACGCGGCGGCCAATGCACCTATGGTTTCACTTTGCATTTATTTTCTCCAATTCCTCGTTAATGACGGCCAGCAGTTCGGCTAACGCCTTGTTGCAAGCCTCTATCCGTTCCTGTTCCTCACGCTGCTGCATCTCCAAGTCCTGTTGATGCCACCAGCTATCGTCGTCATTCCAGATGTCATCTTGCATGGGCTGCTCGCTCCTCTGCTGGGGTGCAGCCACCGTCGCCGCACGGATCGTTGATCGCTGCTATGGCGTATAGCGCCACAATGAGGATGGCTTGGGGTAACCAGCGGCTCATAGGTCGTCTCCCAGAAAGCCGCTAGTTTCGGCGTCGTGTTCCGCAATCTCGCGGAGCGTCTCAAGCTGCCAATCGGACAACTCGTCCAAGTCCATCTGGATGTCGTGGTTGAGGGAGGTAGCGCGCTTGTCGCTGTCAAGGAATATGCCGATCAGGTCGGCACCTTCAAGGGATACGTCGCCGTCCAAGTCCTGCGCGTATTCCACGCGAACTTCAAACTTGCTGCCAAGGGCGTAGAAGGTGCCGAAGGCGTGGAAGAAATTGTTCTTAAGCATTTCTGTTGCTCCTGTTGTGTTTGTCAACGTGGGATATATTAACCGATGTTATTCCAGCCCGTCAACTACTTTGTTGATAGCGGCAAGAGTGGCTTTGGCGCTGGCCTTGATTGATGGGCAAAGATCGGGGCCAAACTTGTGCGCGTAAAACTCGGCGTCCGACCAAAGCGAATTTAAGTGCGGGTCGTCGGCGCTGATATAAACGTGATTCTTGGTTCCGCGAACATCTTCGGGCGTCGGCAAGCCGCGCTCGTAATGATCCATGTAAAACTTCCAAGGGATGCGGATTAACTGCGACATAACTACCTCTCTGTGGTTAGCGTATGGGCGTATATTAACACAAGTTATAAGCCATGTCAAGCCCCCTTGATAAAATAGTTTACCTGTGTTAATATGCAAACATGGACATCAACACAGCGTTAAAAAAGTTTGGTTCCCCGAGCGGTATCGCACGGGCGTTTGGCGTTAAACCCCCGGCTGTATCCAGATGGATACGCAACGGTGCGATCCCGCAGCAGAGGGTGTGGCAATACAAGGCTGGGCTAGTCAAACAGGAGAAAAAGCGATGAAAGCAGCAGTATTAGCGTTAGTGCCGGTGCTGGCCGTAGCACAGGAAATGCCTTTAATCGTCGGCACGATCCCAAACCGAGACAACAACCGCATCACGTTCACGACGTATAAGGGCGATTGCAAGGGCAACGACAAGGTTGTGTACACACAAGCCGATGGTGGCAGGGTCAGCGCCGTAGGCTGTTACCGCATCGTCGGAGACTCGTTCTTTGTGGTATGGCCCGAAAACGACGTATATACCTACCGGATGGACAGCGTGACGCTTTCGCCCGAAATGGAAGCGTTCCTTAACCGCCAACCATGAGCCTCAAAACGAAAAGCCCCCGTGAAGGGGGCTTGACGCTGCCGGGGGGATGGCATTACGCTTGTTTTGCGAACTGGCGTACTAGTAGTTTAGTCCTGTTAAAGGACTTGTCAACCTACCTATACGCCTCGGCTCATCTGGTCGGGGAAACCACGCGCAGACAGGGCTTAAATCTAGACCGGGGCAGCCAGCCTCTAGACACGCAGCGTA